GCCAACACTGAAACCTTTGCTTTTTTCTTAGATGTGGCAAACATACCCGTGATTCCATACGATCCCAGTGATACAGCTTATCGCATAGACAATATCTATGAACATCGCCCTGATCTGTTAGCATTTGACCTGTATGGTGATACTGCACTTTGGTGGGTGTTCTCGGTGCGCAATCCCAATGTCCTACAGGATCCCATCTATGATTTTCTTCCAGGTGCCACAATCTTTATCCCAAACAAGGACACCCTAACCGCCGCGTTAGGACTATAACTCATGGCAGTATTAACCGGACAGGCTAAAATAGATGCACAGGCTAAAGTCACCGCCTTAGCCAATGATACCACTAGTGCATCAAATGAGTTATTAAGCCAATCAGATTTTCTTATCAGTGAAGCTAACAAATCAATAACAATTAATCCTAACGTTGGTATAAGATTTGGTGGTAATGATCCTGATCCTATAGCAGTAGCAAATAGTAAATCTTCTTTAACAATACAAAAGATAGATATCAGAAAACGAATAACATATAATCGAGAATTTATAACAAATTTCAGTGATGAAACTAAAAGTTGGGTAAATGATCCTGCTATTGCTAGCGCCAGACAACAAGTACAAACTTCTACATTAGCACTAGAATCATCGATCGCTAAAATTGACGACACCTTAGCAATTTTAAACGGAGCGGGACCTCAGATAGCGGCCACAGCAGCCCCAGAGATCACAACACAAGACACAGCCCAGCGAGATATTGAAAATACTACCTCACCTGCCGTAATTGCTGGCGGTACCAGTAACTTGCCAGAGAATCAACTTAGGAATTTAACGACTAATTCTGGATCGAACACTGGGCTTGGTCAGATACCAAACGTCAGCGACAAGGTTGAACCGGCACTAGAATCAGCACGTGGTATTACAACTTCCACGATAGATGTCACCGCGCCCAGGATATACCCAGACTCAGTAGATACATCCAAAGTGTTGCCTAATGTCCTACACAGTTATGCCAGCTATACCTATGGACTGAGCTTGTCTCTATTAACAGAAATCGAATATAATCTTATACAAGAAAAAGGGGAATATAAACCAAATAGAGTATTGATAGCCAGTGCTGGTAGATACAATAATATTCCAGGTCCTTCGCAGTTTATCCGCAGCCCATATTTCAAAGAAGATTTTTATTTTGATGGATTTAAATTAGACACAGTGGTAGGATTGAATGCAGAATCAAGGAGCACTAATGCTATAAAATACAATTTTACTCTGATCGAACCTTATGGATTCACTCTAATAGATCGTATCATTGATCTCGCCAATAGTTTAGAGGTTTCCAACTATCTGGACATGCCTTATCTGCTGCAGATTGACTTTTTTGGTATGGATGACTCAGGACAGATAACTGGTGTAATCCCCGACACTACCAAGCGCATACCCATAAGAATACTCAAGTTGGATGTCAAAATCACCAACAGAGGTGCCGAATATTCGATAATGGGTACACCATACAACCACAGTGCTTTTGATCTTACAACTTTAAGTGTCCCAAATATTGTTGAGGTCGAAGCCAAGACGGTAGCACAATTTTTCCAAAGCGATGTAGTCCAAGGTGATACCACGAATACGACAGGCCAGAGAGAAAAAGGCATAACAACTCCCGATGGTGTGTTCCAACCGCTTAGTAATATAAATCAGAGCCTGCTCAGCACACAAACCAGGAGACAACTTGGTTTATTTGCTACTAGTTTTGGTACTGCTCTGAATAATCATCAAAAGGCCTTGGTCAATGATGGTAAGATAGAATATGCAGACAAATATTTTTTTAATATTGATCCAGACATTGCGGTGAAAAAGTTTGTAGAGGGTTCTTTTTCAACCCCCAAAAATGCAGGGATGGTTATCATCAACAGCGGTTCTGGATTGACCAAAGATAACAATACAAGAAAAGGTGATATTGGAAGTGATCACAGCTCATACAGCCTAGATAGTAGATTATTCACTATCAATCCAGGTACTTATATAGACCAGGTCATATCTTGGGTTATACGCAACAGCGAATACGTGACTGAACAGATAGTCATACCAGAGGACTTTGTAGATAAACAGGATTATATTGACAAGCTGGCAGAGAAGAAAAACTCACCATTGAAATGGTTTAAAGTAGTGCCAGAGATAAAATTGGGACCATTTGATAGGATTAGGAAGATATTCTCCAGAGAAATCACATATAATATTCAAAAATATGAAGTGCGCAATTTAAAAATTCCTCTTGGCCCAGGAGGCGTTGCTGGACTTCAGAAACCACCGGTTAAATCCTACGAATATATCTATAGTGGAAAAAATAATGATATCTTAGATCTAGACATACAATTTAATGCCCTTTATTATACTGCCCTAACCACATACAGGTCCAGCACGGCAAAACTTGCACAACCGGCCGATCCTGGGCTAGCAGAACAAGATGGAAATCCTAAAGGTGTTCAGATAGGCAGTGTGCAAGACCCAAATGCTATCATGCCCATGGTAATGAAATCACAGGTGGCAGATACTAGAACGCTTACCGGTAGTGGTCAGATCACTCCCACACAGATGGCTGTGTCCGATCTTGAAGCTAGCCTGCTGACACTAAGTCAAGCAGATATGTTACATGTTCACCTTAAGATAATAGGAGATCCAAGTTTTATCAAACAAGATGATATATTTTGGACCCCCAGAGAACTTGCAGAATTTAAAGAACATCTGGTAAATGCCGACCCGCGCCTAACTCCAGATGGCAGTCTCAAGATGGATGGTGGGGAAGTCTATGTTAATCTCACATTCAGGACCCCAGTTGATATAGATGAAGACAGTGGTATGATGCAGTTCAAAGATAAAGATATCCTAGGTCCCACACAGACCAGTTTGTTCTCTGGACTGTATAGAGTAATGCGTGTCGAAAACGAATTCCGTAATGGACAGTTTACACAGATGTTAAATCTTATCAGATTACCTTTACAGGAAACACCGAAAAGCGGTGAAAGGGGAAACGCAGTTCCTGGACAAAGGGCAATATTAGACAACTACAATTTAGGTCCGGATTTCAATACACCAAACTCTGATACAGCAGGCACAGCAAAAGGTCCAACCTCGGAAGCTGAAGGCACAGCACAGTCAGCACAGTCACAGATTGGACCTGATGGTGCAGATCCGTCTCTGAGAACCAAAGAAGAACAAGAATTAGTAGAAACACGTGCCTTGGCCGCAGAAGAACCAATCAGTGTTACCACTGAACCTCAATCAGTTCCACCAGGACCAGCCGAGAACACATCCCCGCCAATTCGATTACCAGATGGTGTTACCCAAGATCCAGCGAGTGGTAATTACAAATATAAAGGGTTAGTAATACCGGCGGAACCTGGCACTGACCAATTTAACAGAGCTGTTACTGCGGTTGATAACAAACAAACTATACAAATTACTCAAATTGACAATGTCAGTGGGAATCCAATAACAAGAACATTTGACGGTAATTATACTCAAGCCTCTGTAGAAAGAGCCCAAAATAATGTTACGTTCGCTGAAAGAGAAGTGGCTAGATTTGAAAATAAAGTTAGAACTGATCCTGAATTCCAAAATCTTAATGCAGAACAACAGACCAATCTAGATGTCGCTCTTGCACGTAGAAAAGCCGAAGTTTCGGCAGCAAAATCTAATTTAGAACAGGCTAAAGCTGGCAAATACGAATAAGGAATAATCAATGGCAATAGATCAAAGAGCAGGTACTAAGGTAATAAAAAGTCTACGTAGGGAAGAAGCAGGCGGAGCTCGCGTTGATCCCTATCCTTATATCGGCATAGTTAAAAATAATCTAGATCCCACACGCAGTGGTCGGTTACAGATCTACATACCAGATCTTGGTGGTGATGAAAAAGATCAGTTGAACTGGCGCACAGTCAGCTATGCTAGCCCATATATGGGATACACCACGAATGATAAAATCTCTGATACTGCCAACGCATTTGAAAGTGTCAGCCATAGCTATGGCATGTGGATGATCCCACCAGATATAGGCGTGCAGGTCATAGCATTATTCATAGCAGGTGACCCATTGCGAGGATATTGGGTGGCCTGTGTTAATCCAAATCTTAGCCATCACATGATACCAGCCATGGCCGGAAGTGCCAATGCTATAGGTAGTAAGGGTGTACCGACTCCTGTGGTTGAGTTCAATGAAAATGAAAAAGCAAATATTACCAATCCTGTTTTTTACAACTTACCAAAACCAATCCACAAGATACAGGCTGAAATATTAAAGGTGCAAGGACTAGATCGAGATCCTATACGTGGAGCGATTGGTAGCACTAGTCAGCGAGAAACTCCTAGCGCGGTATTTGGTATCAGCACACCAGGAAGACCATTAAACGATCCAGCAGATGATTTAAATTACATAACTAAATTAAATTCAGATAAACTACCACCAGAATATTTTAAAGTTACTGGACGCAAAGGTGGTCATACATTTGTCATGGATGACGGTGCTACCTTAGGACAGGATAAGCTGGTGAGATTACGCACAGCTGGTGGACATCAGATCCTCATGCATGATAGTGCTAATACTTTATATATTGCACATGCCGACGGCACTAGCTGGATTGAATTAACCAGTGACGGTAGAGTTAACGTCTACAGTCAAGGTGCATTCAGTGTCCGTAGCGAAAGCGATATAAATTTACACAGTGACAAAAATATTAACATCAATGCCGCAAATAATATTAATTTAAAAGCTGGTAATAAGATACAAGCAGAATCTGTCCGCACAACACTATTAACAGGTAGCCTAGGAGTTGAGGCCAGTGGTGATGCTGAATTTAAAACTGGAAGTCGTTTCAATGTAGAAACAGGCGCCAGTATGAGTCTTAAAGTAGGATCAACTTATGCTCTTGAAGCCAGCCAAATACTAAACAACAGTGGTGGTACTGTGGGTGTAGGTCAAATAAAAGGTTTTGTTATTGCTAACACAGATTTAAACACCATTGTCACAGTGGCTCCAACACACGAACCGTTCTATCGTGGAGTTACTCCAGCGTTCTTTAACCCTGAAAATTCTAGTTCTGGTATTGAGCCACAAACAACTTATACAGGCAACGTTGATGCGATTAAAAATCTAGCAGGATCCGAAGTTAAATCACCAGCTGGAACAAAAGATCTGCGTAATCAACCAGACCCTACTGGTACTGTGGGTAATCTAAGCAAAGATCAAATGACAGCATATCTGACACAAATAGGTAAGAGTGAAAGTGGTGGAAATTATGATACAACTAATCAACTAGGCTACGTGGGTAAATATCAATTTGGATATCAAGCACTAATTGATCAAGGTTATGTAAAATCGTCAGTGACCAGTAATGCACAATTAAGTAATCCTAACTCATGGACAGGTAAAGACGGAATCACTGATCGGAGTGCTTGGCTCAGCAACGGCAGTGTCCAAGAATCAGCTATGTTAACCTATACACAGACTAATTATACCCGCATGGTTTCCAATGGCGCAATTACAGCAGATATGCCTCCCGAAGACGTTGGCGGAATGTTAGCGGCTAGTCATCTATTAGGTGCAGGCGGTGCAAATACATGGCGTAAAGGTGGTGGCGGTGCAGATGCCAATGGCACAACCGGCGACACATACTTCCAAAAAGGTAAGTTTGCAGTCAGCGTACTAGCACCGCAAGTAGCCGCAGTTAAAGCAGGATAAATATCTATATGGCTATCATGTACAGAGGATTTTCTACAGTAGGGCGAACTCGCAAGTTTCGCCTCACAGACTTTGAATTGGTCAAACAAGATTTGATCAATCATTTCTACATCCGCAAGGGTGAAAAGCTGATGAATCCCAACTTTGGTACGATCATCTGGAACGTGATTCATGAACCGCTTACAGAAGATCTAAAAAGCGTCATAGTAACTGATATTAATAATATCGCCAGCTCAGACCCTCGTCTAAGCATAGATAACGTTATCGTGACTGAATATTCCCAGGGTATACAGGTTGAACTACAACTGCGTTATGTCCAGACTAATCAGACAAATTTATTAAATCTACAGTTTGATAATCAGAACAATATCCTAACAACAGTATAATTAACTACACACTTAATTTTCCTGATAAATAGTATTATAACAGGAAAATATCGATGGCAATTACCACAAGACAAAGCAGTTTATTAGTCGCTGAGGATTGGACTAAGTTATATCAAACATTCCGTAATGCGGACTTTCAAAGCTATGACTACGAAACACTTCGTAAATCGATGGTTGATTATCTGCGTTTGTACTATCCTGAAGATTTCAATGACTTTATTGAGTCCAGTGAGTTTATCGCCTTAATTGATCTGATCGCTTTCCTAGGACAAAGTCTTGCATTCCGCGGTGATTTAAATGCCCGTGAAAACTTCATTGACACAGCTCAACGTCGAGACAGCGTGCTGAAATT